AGTTTGACCGTTTCTTGTAATCTGTAGGACTCTATATTCATCAGAAATAGGACCAACAATTCTGTTTTCCTCAACCCTTGCCTGAATCTGGTCAGTTGCTGGATCTCCAGAAGTATCAGGAATCGTTGCAAATGCTTTAGATATCTTCTGATAATATATGTCTAAGTCTGTTCTGTCTAGAATATTTGGAACAGCAGAATAATCTGCATTAGCAACCGTTCCATTAGCAATAAGTTGTGATAATGTATTTAAACCATCAGCAAACTCAAAACATGTAAGTCTATGGTGTGAATACTTAGGTGGTAATGTTTCTACACTATCTGCTTTATAATATACACCTTCTTCTGCACCATCAAAGAATGAGAATTGCCAGAAGTAAGTACCACCAGTTACTTTAAAGATTGCTGTTCTTGCAGGTACTTGTGCTTCTGTGTTTATACCCTTAGCAGGGTATGTTGTGGGATATGGAACATACTTTGGAATTATTTTCGTTCTTCTGAGGTCACTACCAACAACAGAACAACCTCTGGGAACTATACATCCACCTTCTATTGAATTGTATTTGTAGAGTACATTATTAGGAGATGTTAAGTCTAGGTTAGAGTTTTCATCAATAGGTGCAACGTTTGTATAAAGAATATCGCCAGGTCTGTTATCTATTTGATATACTGCTGGATATAAGTAAATTGAAAATGCGTCAAATTCGTCATTACTTAAACCAACTCTATATGAGAACCTTGCTACCTCTAGGAAAGCACGTTGCAAACTTTTAAACGGACGTAATGCCGAGTTACCCCTGTTATCAATAGCATCAGAGGCATCGAAATCGTCAGGGTTTACGTAGATAATACGTCCAGTTCTGGACGTAATAATATTCTTTAACCTAGTTAGTGACATTACTTATACGCTATTCCTATATGGTTATTTATTAGATCATGGAGTGAGTGCTGCGAAGACTCTTGTGCTAAATGCAGTAGAATTGTCTTCAAAACCAACGAGACTAAATGAGTTATTAGCAGTAGTACTATTAATAACTACAGACTCACCAGGTCCAACGACTAATGAAGTAATTCTATCTACTTCATTATTACCATTGGTAACACCATTAACAATATATTGCTGATCTTCAAGAGCTGTGACAGCAGTCAATTCAGAACTAACTGTACAAGTAGTTCTTGTACTTTGTTCATTTAAAGGTAAATCCTTAAATGTATCACTAGCAGCAAAATCTGGTGATCCTGGTCCCTTTGTTACATACAAAGTTGTTCCATCATATTCTTTAACATATCCATAAGGACCAGCACTCTGAGCAGTTACAGTAAATGTACTTCCTGCTTGAGTGAATGAATCAGTACTATTAACCCAAGTTCCTGAAATATTATATGCATTAAAAGTCAAATATGTAAAATTACTAGACATAGTAATTGATCTATCAGCACCACCATAAACATTATTGCCAGCAGTACCTGTACCTCCATCATAGAAATACATAACAGTTAAGTTAGATCCAGCAGTCCAATCATATTGTACATAAGCACCACCTGATCCAGCAGTACCATTAGTAGTTTTACCAGTAGTATACTCAGTACCATCATCAGCGTTGCCAGCAATACCATCTGGTCCCCACTCTCCATTAGCAGTTGTAGATATCTTAAAATCCCTACCACTCATAGTTGCATCAGAAACATCAAATCTATATGTACGATCAGTAAATGCTTCTAAAGGATCTCCAAAGAATAAACTATATGTACCACCAGCAGTTGTAGTTGAAAGTATAAAATCATTACTTGCAGCACCAATACCACCAGTTGAAATAGTACCAGAAGCACCACCAGCAGTTACACTATCACCATCTGCAAATTCTGAACCAGATCCATTTATAGTTGATGGTCCAATATAAATGATAGTTCCAACAACACCAAAAACTGTTGCAGTTGTAGTATCACCACCACTTCCTTTAGTTGCCGTAGAACCTACAGCAAAAGTACCAGTAACAGATTCTAATGTTACTTGTCTTATTGATGCAACCTTAATATACCAAGTAGTTATATCGGGTACATTAAATGATTCAAAAATCATACTCTTTTCGGAATCATCACTCGTAATAACAGTACCACCAGTCAAACCTGTTGTTGATGACATTGCATTGTTAACAGTTACTTGATAACCAGTGATAGTATCACCTTTATGCAACTTGTAAGTTGATGCTGCTAATTGTAATTTTTGATCCCAACCTTTTATACCAACCTTATATGCAGACCCAGTTCCATCATTCGCTACAGTCAACACTGTGCTTGCAGATTTATCAACTGGAGATGAATATAAAACAGTATTTGTATTCGCACCTGGTTTAGATTGTGCTAAAATTCCTTGATCTGCCATAGCTATTAATTAAAATCCTGCGTAGAAAAATTGTTGTAGTCTTGTTCGTGAAGTTAGGTTTGCTGCAGCGAGACCAGCACCAAAGGTAACATCATCAACAGTGACGTTTTCAGTAGATAGTAGAGTAGCATCAGCATCAGGGAATCTAATTACCCTATTAGCAGTGATGTTATCTACACTAACAGTAACTTCACCAGATGAACCAACTTGTCTAAATTTACCACCATAAATGGTTTTATTCTTTAGATCTTGAGTTGCTAACTCAGTTACTATGGTGCTATTTGCACCATCATTATTTAGTATCCCAGTTGGGGGAAACTCAATAGTCTCAATAGTTAAAGCATTACTATTTGATATATCAAATAAGAATCTCTTAGTAGGATCTGTAGTATCTGCAACAATCAAACCACCAACAGTCTTGTTAGTAAGAATTTGAGTTGATTCTGTACCAACTAAAGTTAAACTTTGATCTGGAACAGTAAGAGTTCTATTTGCACTTAATGCTGAAGTATTCCACTGAACCCAGTTTGTTGTATCATCAGCATTAGCAGCAAATTTAGGAGTAACTAAAGTTTTATTAAGAACAGTTTGCTCTGCTTTAGTATCAAGTAAAGTTGATGAAGTAGCAGTAGGTTCATTACCAGTTGTTACAGCACCAGCATCAGGTAAGAAATAAGATCTTCTAGTTCCTGACGTTGTTGGCCAGTTAATCTGGAAGATTGCTTCTTCAGTACCATCAACAAGAACAAAGTTATCCTCATCAATAAGGATAGTTTTATTTGTTAACGTTTGAGTGGTATTATCACCAAGTAATGTTGTACCATTACCAACAGTAATTTGAGGGAATGTCATTAATCTGGTAGCAGTACCAGTACCAACATTACCTACTTCAAATCTAACCTTTGGACCTTGAGAATCCTCTAGTACAAATGAAGAGTCCTCAATCAAAAACTGACCTGTTATCTTAACAGATCCAGTACCTTTTGGAGCAAAAACTATATCAGTATTATTAACAACATCATCAACAGCAGTAATATACAATGATGTACTATCATTACCATTATCAAGACGAGTGGCATATAATCCACCATCACCAAAAGCAACACCTATTTGATTATATGCATCTTGATACAATCCAGTGTCTCTATCCAAATCAAAGCATAGACCAGGAGAAGCTTTAGACCCCTGACTCACACCTTTCATCAATTGATTTACTTTTGCTTTCCTGTTAGGAATCAATGGGTCAGATACCACAACAGGAAGAATTGCCTCTCCCGAAAGATTGGAGTCTGATATTGTTTCTAACTGAGATATCTTCTTAGTTGCCACGAATAATCATACGTTTTGCTACAGTTCTATTTAGCAAGGTCGTCAATAGTAAATAGACTAATGAAGTCTAATCCTTCTTGTTCCATAATAGCACGACAATCATAATCTTTCCTATCAACTATAGTAACAACACGATCAACAACATATCCTGCATCACGCAAGACATAAACTGCTTTCAATGCAGATTGTCCAGTAGTTGTAACATCCTCTAGTACTGTTACTTTAGCACCTTTAGGTAATACTGGTCCTTCTATTTGTGATTGTGTTCCATGACCTTTAGGTTCTTTTCTAATAATTAAACCATCAAGATCAACTTCATCTGCTGCTGATACTGTCACTACTCCACTTACTAATGGGTCAGCACCCAGAGTAAGACCTGCAACTGCATATGTGTCCTCCTCTATACATTCAAGTAAGAGACAACTAGCATAAAACAATCCTTTACCATTAAGTGTAACTGGCTTACAGTTAACATAATGAGTACTAAATGCACCAGAAGATAGTGTAAACTCACCTTTACGGTAAGCATCCTTCTTCAATAATGCTAATAGTTCTTCTCTCATAGAAGAACAGCCCCAATAACAAAACCTTTAACGAAAGCAAGACATAACATTTGGTAATCAGTTAAGTTAAACTTATCCTGAATTTTCTTTGCCATTGCCTTATCCCAGTCCTTAATCTTAGTAACTGCTGATCCTAATTTAATTTTCATCTCTTTTCTCCTTAATGTCGTACTCTATTACAATTTTTTTGGAAGATCTTCCACTGCTAGAATATGTAGTAGATCTATTCATTGTACCGTTAAGTTCAGCAGTAAGTGTCAATAATTCTGCTATTAAATCTGATTCGTTATCTATCATCGGTTATCAAAGAGTATGTTAAAGGACAAGCTCATTCTATCATTATGACTTTCATTAGTAGATACACCATGATCTAAAAATGCTGGAAATAAAAGCAACTTACCCTCTTGAGGTATCTGACATTGCTTATATGCATAATGATTATAAGTAAAAGAAGTAACCATAGAAGGACATGGTGCTTGAAAAAACAAATCACCAGTACCAGCATCACCTACTTTGTAATAGTATACACCAGATATATCACAATGTCCATGATTATGGATATGTGCATAATCTCGATAATCAAACTTAGTCATCCATGAACTAACTATTTTATAAGTTAATGGATCATTTGGATCATAATAACCACTTTCTCTGAATTCTATTGCTTGTAAAAACTGTTCCACATGGAATGAAATCATATCCATAAATGCGGTCATCTTATTATCAACTAATATATTAGTCTTAAAATTTGGTGCTGACAGTTTATGTGTCATACCAAAATTGGGATTATAATCAAAATTGGAATTTTCTATTGCCCTACCACACTCTGACTGTATCTCATCAAAATTATCCACCATTGCAGCATACATTGGTGTTGGAAAGAGATGATATAATGCAGAACTTTTAGTAGGTCGTTTTACTGGTTGATGAAAATCCATAACCTCACGCTTGCTCCAATTTCTTTGTATCCATGCCATTACTCATCAATATTGGATTCCACCATATCGATTAAAGTAGAAACTTCATTTAAACAATCAATTTTCATCATCATATCAGAGATATGCTTGCTAATATAAGGTTTCTCACTTCTTGCTGCAAAAGCTAGTGCTTCTCTCAGTTTATCTTGTGCTTCATTTAAAGCAGTTTCTACTTGTGCCGATAATGCCATAATAATTAGTCAGTTAGTTTTTTCTTTTTGGTTAATTTCTTAACTTGTTTTGCGTAGAACACATCTTTCTTAGTATACCAGTCTGGGTGTTCTTTGGCAAGCTTTAATAATTTTTTAGCCGCTTGTCTGTCCGTAGTCATATTTCATTGTATTCTAGGTATTTTTACTATTTAGTGTATTGGTGATGAGATGCAGACGCATCAGGATCAGGTACTAAATCTGCATTAAATGATACAGAAATCCTATCCTCATCTGACTTACTAGGTTCTACATGATGTCTAAGATTTGCAGGAAAAAATAACATTACCCCTTCTTTTGGTTCAATATAATATGCACCAAATTGAGAATTTTTCTCTTTAAATTCATCAGTATAGTAAAATAATTCTTTCCATGAACCAAAAGAATTGTGATTGGCAAAAGCAATTTCTCCACCAACAGGATCTCCTATAGCATCAGCATATCCATCTATAGAATTGACACCAGAAACTTTAGTATCTTTTTTATTTTCTGGTATTTTTAAATACATCACACCTGACATATGACACCCAGGATGATCATGCTGAACATTAAAATCACCTTTCTTATTAATATTAATCCAACATGCAGACAAATATATGTTAACTCCTGGTTTTATAATAGAATTGGTATTAAAATAATTTCCTAAACTATTTAAAACTAAATCTCTTACTGGATTAGATTCTAAATAATACCCATCGTTTGACTGCCAACCACCCCTATTAGTTCTATATCTTTCTCCAACTGGATCATTTTTTCTTTCACTATAAACATAATCTATTACCTTATCCCTATTCTCTCCATACTCATACAATGGTATCTCATGTATTAGACTAGGAAACAGATGAAACATTATGTAATCTCTTCAATAGTGTTTTAGTTCTTTTTTTAAGTTGACGCAATCGGGCAGAAGCAGCACGAGATTTGATATTCCGTCCTTGCTTTCTAGGAGTTTCATGGCTTTTGAGTCTCATCGGTCTGCCCCA